GCAGGAATCTCTCCCCTAATGACCAGAACCGACCCACCAACAACCGAAAGGCCTAAGTCATGACCGAAAAGAAAACTATTGTTTCCAAAGAGATTCCAGACACTATCTACCTATACTTGGAATCGGCTTTGTCAGCTTCAAATTGGATCAGTCCTACTGATGCAGCTGCCGTACACCTCGCCCGGCGCATGGCCAAGGCACTAGATACGGCTTTTGACATGGGGGCTGATCTTAAAGACATAACGGCCCTATCTGGTAAGTTTCTAACAGTGTTGCAACAACTGCACTTGACCGTTGAGACTCGTACTGCCAGTAAACAAGAGGAACATGATGGAACAGCCTATGTCGGAGATTTCCTACGGCTTGTCAAAACCAAGAATCCAAAGCCCGCAGCTAAAACTGCCCAGCGCAGGGCCACTAGTAAGCCAACTGGCTGATGAGTTAGGTGTTCCATTACTGCCTTGGCAGTCACATGTTTTAGATGATGCCTTAAAGGTAAATCCTGATGGCACATGGGCAAGGTCTCAAGTAGGTGTGTTAGTCGCTCGCCAGAATGGCAAGACTCATATGATGCGGATGCGGATGCTGGCTGGCCTATTTATCTTTGGTGAGAAAAGCATTATTGCTATGTCACAGACACGTCAACTTTCATTAGATACTTTTAAACAGACCGTAGATATGGCAGAGAGCCTTGACTGGATGCGTAAGCGGATCAAGCGAGTTTCCCGGACTAACGGCCAAGAGGAAATTGAGGTGTACTGCCACCACTACCCTAAATCTTGTACAAGTAAATGTGAGCGATTACGAAAGTACGCAATTAGAGCTGCAACCAGTGAGGGCCCGCGTGGATCAACAGCCGACTTACTTTATGTAGATGAACTCCGAGAAATTGATGAAGCCACATGGGCAGCCGTTACCCCAATTACCCGAGCCAGACCCAATGCTCAAGTGTTTTGGACATCTAATGCTGGCGATCTAAACAGCAATGTATTGAATGAACAAAGGCGTAGAGCCTTAACGTTTGAATCAAGCCGTATGGGTTACTACGAGTACAGCGCACCTGCCGGGTCTGATGTAAATGATGAAAAGGCTTGGGCAATGGCCAATCCTGCAATGGGTCACACAATTACAAAAGAAAACATCAAGGATGCATCAATCTTTGATACAAAAGATGCTTTCAAAACTGAAACATTATGCATGTGGGTAGATGCTATTGATTCACCTTGGCCAATGGACATGTGGAATGCTGGCCAACAAGAGATAAGCCTTGAGGATGAACTACCTACATGGATGGCCATAGACCTTAACTTCAATAGAGAGATGGCTTGCTTAATCACTATTCAAGAGCGACCAGAGGGCATGGCCGTATTCCTACATGAATGGAAGCGTGAGGGCGGTATAAACGATCTTGAACTAACTGGTGAACTGGCTCAACTAGCTCGTAGATACAGGCCAAGAAAATTTGCTTATGATCCAAATACTGCTGGGTACATTGCACCAAGACTTGCACAGGCTGGCATAGCAACCGAGCCAACACCTTGGGCATCAGCAGGTTTTGCCATTAGTTGCGATCAAACATTAAATGCTATGCAGTCTGGCAAATTCATTCATCCCGGACAAGAGACATTACATAGTCATTTAGTCTCATGTGCTAGACGGCCAGCATCAGATGGTGGATGGCGTATTGCCCGTAGAGCAGCGCAAGTACCAATCACAGCTGCAGTGGCTTTAGTCATGGCGGCAGGTCATGCTTGTGCGCCACAACAGACTGTGAGTATCATAAGTTCTTAAGGTCTACTTGGCAGTACCCCAGTGTGTGGGTTAGTCACTCCTATCACTAACCCACACACTTTCCGACACGCCTTACAGATGCTTGAATGTCACACATTTATGAGATAATGCAGTATGGGATTTATTGATTTCTTATTGGGTACGACTCCAGAAAAATCAGATGTGCAAGCCAAGGCAAATTTGGCCATACCTTACTACCAAGATAATTTCAGCCCATTCCAAGCCTTTGGCATTAACCGGGGCGATGCTATGCAAGTACCAGCTGTAGCCAGAGCCAGAAACATTATTTGTGGAACTATTGGCGAACTGAGTTTACATTCTTACAATGAAATTACAGGTGCAAAAATTGAGGGCCGACCATTACTTAAACAACCTGATCCAGCCTTGCCACGTTTCATCACGATGTGTTGGACCATTGAAGACATCCTCTTTAAGGGACATGCGTTCTGGCTTGTCTTAGAAGTCAGCCCAGAGGATGGCCGACCTATTGCATGCCGCCGTATTGATCCAACCCGAGTTACTTTTACAACTGATTTACAAACTGATGAAATTCTAAATGGCTTTTATTTAGACGGTAATTTGTGTCCTGCTCATGGTGTGGGATCACTAATCATGTTTAGTGGTTTAGATGAGGGCCTACTTAATCGTGGTGGCCGAACAATTAGAACCGCTTTAGAACTTGAACTGGCAGTAAGCCGAATGGCTGCTGAACCTAATCCAACTATGGTTATTAAGAACTCTGGTGTTGATCTACCACCAGAGCAAGTGTCAAGCCTATTGGCACAATGGAAATTAGCCAGACAACAACGCTCGACTGCATACTTATCTGGACCACTAGATGTAACAACTTTTGGCTACGATGCCGGTCAAATGCAACTTACTGAATCACGCTTGAATACAGCTGCAGAAATTGCACGACTATGCAACATCCCGGCATGGTACATAAACGCCGAATCAGCCAGCGCTACCTACTCAAATGTTTCACAGGAGAGGCGCAGTTTGGTGGACTTTTCATTGAAGCCTTACATGGCCTGTATTTCCGAAAGATTATCTATGAATGACCTAACCCCACGTGGCTCGGTTGTGAAGTTTGATCTAGATGATTACCTACGTGGAAACCCACTAGAACAGATCGAAGTCCTAGAAAAAATGCTTGCAGCTGGAATCATAAATGTTGATGAAGCGCGTGAGGAAATGGAATTAGCACCGAGAGGAAATGAAGCAAATGCAACTTAGTTTTGAGGGCCAAGTCTTAGCCGCATCAGTTGAAACCAGAACCATCAGGGGCTTGGTTGTACCGTTTGGCAAAAGCGGAAATACATCGGCTGGTCCAGTGCGTTTTGAGTTTGGCGCATTTGGTGACATTGACCCAAGCGAAATTGTCTTAAACATGGAACATGACCGCACACGCCCATTAGGTCGTGGCATTGGTGATTCTTTAGAAGTAAGCCCTGCTGGCATTTCAATGGCCTTTAAGATCGCACCTACTGGCGCTGGCAATGATGCATTAGTTGAAGCATCAGAGGGATTGCGCCCGGCATTTAGCATCGAAGCCAATGTCAATGAATACACCATTGAAAAGGGTGTGATGGTCGTATCATCTGCAAAGCTCGAAGCCGTTGCACATGTAACCAACCCAGCATTTAAGGATGCACAGATTTCTGATGTAGCAGCTACAGAGGAAACCCCAGAAACCACCGAGGCAGAAACCCCTGCCGAGGATGAACCACAGGAGACAACAGTGGACGAAGTAACAACACCAGTTGCAGATGAAGTAACAGCAGCCGCTGTTGTTCACGCTGCAGCACCAGTGGCTTACACCAAGCCTCGATCACCAATCAAAACCCAAGCACACTTCCTAGAGCACTCAATCAAAGCTCAACGTGGAAGCCATGAAAGTGCAGAATGGATTGCACACGCTAAGGCAGAGGATGCAAAGCTTTTAACAGCTGCAGATGATTCCTTTACAACCAATCCAGCATTCAAGCCAATTCAGTACGTATCACAGGTAGTAGATAACCAGATTGGCGCTCGTGGCGCGATTGATGCAATCGGTACACGCGCACTACCTAATGCTGGTATGACTGTATCAATTCCAAAGATCACAACTTCAGGTAGCGTTGCAGAAACAGCAGAAGCTGCTGCACCATCCGAAACCGGAATTGTGTCTGCTTACGTAGATGCAACTGTAAAAGCCTACAAAGGCCTACAGCGTTACAGTGTTGAGCTCTTTGACCGCGCTGATCCGAGCTTCTATGCTGCGATGCTTGAAAACATGCGCAGAGTTTACGCACAGGCAACTGAAGCTGCAGTAATTGCAGAACTAACTGCAGGTGGAACACAGGCAACCGCACAAGATGCAGATTCCGATGGCATCATCGCTTATGTATCTAAGGAAGCACCAGCTGCTTACCTAGCAACTGGTGAACTTGCCAGCGCTTACATTGCAGGTACAGGTCAGTGGTCATTGCTACTTGGTGCAACCGATTCAACCGGTCGCCCAATCTACAATGCATCAAATCCACAGAACAATGCAGGACAGGCTGGCGTTGGTAGCCTCCGCGGAAACGTATTAGGTCTAGACCTTTATGTATCCAACAAGGCAGTAGCAACAAACATTGATGAATCAGCATTCATTGTTGTGCCATCAGCTGTTGCAATCTACGAAAGCCCAGTATTGCAACTGTCAACAAACGTAGTTACAACTGGCGAGATTGAAACAATGCTTTACGGTTACATGGCCGTTAAGACAATCACCGCTGGCGGAGTACGTCGCTTTAACCTGACCTAAGTCAGCGTTAGTTAGAAGTGTGGGGGATGCGGCCCTGTGTCCCCCACACACTTCATTAGATAAGGATTTGAGATGGCACTAATTACACTAAGCGAGCTAAAAGCCGTACTTGGTATTGGTGACATCTATGCTGATGCAATTGTTCAGGCAGTTGCAGACAGCGCCGAAAACATAATCCTGTCTTACTTAATCTTTGATGATGTGTCTATTAAAGGCGTATCACTTACAAGTAATGTGGCTAGGTTCTATTGCTATGACAATACTTTTGTAGTTGGTCAAGCATTAACAGTTAGCAAGTGTGGCGCACCTTTTGACGGATCACGCACTGTGACAGCCGTAGGTAAAGAGGATGGCGTTACATTCTTTGAGGCTGCTATAACTAATGCCAACATAACTCAGCGCCATGTTATCCCTAATGGGCGAGCAGTGCTAACAAGCCAAGCAACTCTTTATGACACCACTCCAGAAGTCAGAGAAGCTGCTATGGCCGTTGCTTGTGACATCTGGATTACACGTACTGGCACACTTGGCCAGCAAGGTGTGGACTTCCAATCCCCAGCAC